GTTGGCGGAACCGCACGGTTGCTTGGAGTCGATGTCCTCGAGCGCGAAAGAGTACAGGTAGATGCTCTTAGAGGGCACTCGGACGCTGTGCTGGTAGGGCTGGACAAGGCGGAAATAAGCCCCGCCCCTCGCGGAAAAGCGCTCGCTTCCGTTGATGAGGAGCGTCATCGACTCTATGATCTCGGCACCGGCGTTCCCTGGAATCTGGTAGTTGAAGATGTCGTTGCCGTTTACCGCGTCGCCCTGGGCGAAAGAGCTCGCCGCCTGGTACACGATGACCAGGCACTTCACGGGGTGGTTGAAGTTTATCGTGACTTTTCTGTTAGTGGTACCGTTCGGTGCGCTTGGTGCGGTCACCGGTTCGGTGCCTTGCCACTGGAGCTGGGTGACCAGGTACTCGTGCTGGATCTCGGACATGCGGATGCGCTCGGGGGCGTCGAGGAATACGTAGTCGCAGTACAGCTTGAAGTTAGAAATGCTGAGCGGGTTAGAACCCACCTGGGAGGTCAGACTCGTCACGGGGTAGTTGCAGCGAATGCAGTTCAGGTAGTTGTCAATATCAAAATTGAGCTTGACGTCGTGGTAGCTGAGAGCCACCAGGGGGAGATACTGACCAGGGTTCGTGTTGTAGCAGAATTTGAGGGGGACGTAGTAAGTGCCTCCCCTGGCCTGAGTGATGTCGAAATTGTTCTTGTAATACGTCTGGTCGTAGCGACCCACCATTGTGTTGTATCCTTGCAGGTGCTCGGCGGTCTCCGTGAGCTCGCTCCAGATGTCCCACCACTCGCTGTAGTGTTTATCGATGCGTTGGCCACCGAGCTGCAACTCGACCGAATTGAATAGGGCGAGGCCAATGCCGTTCACGTAGCGGAGGTTGGCGGTGGGGATGTAGAAATTGTTGAGTGGAGGGCTGGCAACGTTCGGGGTGGCGACCATGTACGGCCAAGTAGTGATGTTTCCGGAGTATTGGGACGTGTCGTAGATGTTAGCCACGTTCGCGGAGGCGTAATAGTTTCCGCTCACGTTGCTGTACGCGGCAATGAGGTTCGAATACTCGTCTCCGTCTTGTGTCTGCCAGTAGTTTCCACTGGGATCCGCATACACATTGGCCATCGTAAGAACGTTGGATGCATTTGCGGTGATATCGCTCCCTGGCTGAATGGGTGGCGTCGGGGTGATGTTGTACCCCAGGAGACTCGGGAGGGTGACCTCGATCCAGATGGGACCCGCGAGGTCGCCGTTGCGCGAAATAGTGCACGTGGGAAACTTTCCGAAATCGCACACGCCGTCCATGGCCTGCTGAATACTTTCGGTGGCAAAGTTTGTGTAGCGGCGGTAAATCGCCTTGAAGAAAGTGATCTGGGGGTTTCCCGTAAGATACACATCTTGTGCGCCATATGAAACGAGCTGTCCAATCGCCCCTGGCATCTTTTATATCTACAAGTTTTTTTATTTAGGTTGTTTTTACACAACACTGTGCTACATATTGACAAACTCAAAATGTCGATATATTTATCGACGTTTTGATTTCGTTCCAAACTTAATAAAAAAAATACTCACACACACTACATGCGTTCAGGCGTTATTTACATTGCCGCGGAGACGTACACTTCGAGTAAAGCAATCATTGATTGGTCTGACCACACCGACACTCGATATGTGTACGACACCGTGAAGATGCGACTACCGTCTATCGTATTTGTGCACTCGGTGGATGTTGAGGCTGATTTCCGAGCCGTCATGGATATGATGCGAGCGCACGACCTCATAAAAGGCGAGAACGAACTCAAGAATACGGGTATGTGCATAGACATCCTGAATGATTTCTTCAAGAGCAAACTGAGCGATAACATCGAACAGGAAATAGATGATGCCACGCGCATGCTCATAGATGCGATCCTGCGAGACTCCCCTTCGTGTCAAGACACCATGTAAAAATATATTGTATAATAAACCAAATGCCAACGACTGGCGCCGCCGCGCCCCTTTGCTTCCAAAGAATCATCAACGCAAGTCCCTCAGAGCTTGACGAAGCGTTTCGCGGAAACCTTGTACTAACCGAACGTGTGAGCGACGCTCTGGAATTCAGATCCTACGACCTAAAAACGCACCTCGTCCGCGGATACGTGAACCCGGCAAAAGTTTGCGAGCCGGTGCGATGGAACGTAATTCAAATTTGCGACTAATACGCCTAATTTCTGTAAAAATAATGTAGCAACATCATAGAATGACCATAGGAATAGATCCCGGCGCTAAAAACCTCGCGCTCTGCCAGGTTGATGATGATAAAAAAATCAAAAACTGGGCAGTGATTTGCATTAATCCAGATGCTCAAGGAATTTACAAAGGACTCAAAAATATAAAATTCGACGATTGGTTTTTCGAGAACGAGACAGTCGCCATCGAAAGGCAACCATCGAAAAATCCCCGCGCCGTTCGTATCCAACATTACATTGAAATGTTTATAGCGTCTAACGGGGGAGACGTGTATTGCATCGACCCGAAGCACAAACTCTCATACGCAAGCACCACCACCTGGTGGCCCTCGCGTGACGTGAACGCCTGGACGTACAACGAACGCAAGAAGCTCTCCGTAGAAACCGTCTCTGCTTTCCTCAATGACACCGAGCAAGACCCCGATTTCGTCGAGATGTTCCAAAAGTCGAAGAAAAAAGACGACCTCGCGGATGCTCTTCTACATGCCCTCGCATACATGAACATCCGGCCGATGCTGAAACCTCGAAGCAAGGCGGCGCGGAACATCAAAGCTGTGAAACCCACTGCGGCACATGCAAAGTCCGGGAAATACACCCAAGGTGGGCTGAAGTTTATTGCGAAGAATGCGTTGTCGTCATTCGATATCTTTCAAATGACACTGGAAAAAATTGATGGTGCTTGTGCGTCGGCGTGTCGCCATTTTGACACTCTTGAAAATTCCTATATTCAGCTGGGCGGTCAATAATTATATTTTTATATATTAAATGTCTAGTGTTTACATCCTTGGCATTATAGCAATCGTTTTGGTCATTATATTTGTGATGCAGCGGAAAGAAACCTTTGAACCAAACCCTGACTTTGATACACTGAATTTCATCAAATACTCGCCTTCTAAACCGAATGCTGTCATCTACCAGAATATGTACCAGCCGACGTACACGGCAAAGATTAAGTACGGCGGTCGTGTGCTTGCGTGCCCCCCTGGTACCACCGATGTTGGCGGCAAGTGCCTTACCAGTGAATACGGACCTCTCGTAAACGGAAAGTGCCCGGCAAACATGATTGAGAACAAATCTCTTGATGTGAACATGCAATGCAAGGCGAGAATAAGCAAGCGCAAACTCATCAACGGTGTGCTCAAGTGCTACGAGACCGAGATAGACACGGACGGATACGCATGCATGAAAAACGACGATACTGTTTTTACGACGCGGGAGTTCTATAATGGTAAATGGACGTGCCCCACCGGTACTGAGGATACCGGTTTCACCTGGGACGATGGACAAAATATGTTGAGACAGTGTAGGATTCTCCCGTGATTACATTGACGGAATCCAGAAGTAGTCGTCGAAGAACGGGGTCTCTCCTCTAAGGCACGCTATAACAGCATTGTGGTAGACGCGGTCACCCGGGACGTTGTCAACGCACACAAACTTTCGGATCGAAAAGCGGGACGTACAGATGCTGACAAATCCCTTCCCGGAATACTCAATCGGTTCAAACGTACTGTCCCGCTGGTTACGAACCTGGCGCTTGGCGGGCTGAGCGGCGGGTTTTTTATTCTTGCGCTCTTTCGCCTCTCGCGCGAGCTGCTTCTTGTAGACCGCCCATTGGTCGTCGTTCATTATCATACAGCCGTCCGCGGGAGCAGGAGGGGCATTTGGGTGGGACGTAAAAGAATCCAATATGCTGCTGACGATGTCCTGGTTCATAAGGGCAGAGCACCCGAGCATACGGAACATCGTGGACATTTTGAAGAATATGTATATATTTTTCAAAACATTGTATTTATACCCCGCATACACCAGGGTCAAACGACAGACTCAGCGACGTCTCGCGGCAGTCAGGAAACTCGCCACGTTCTTGTTCGTGGCCCTTCCACCGACACGAGAAACGAGCATGGGTTTCTTCTTCTGCTGCGAGCTGAAATGCGTCTTTGCGTCCTCGAGCGCCTTGCGAAGCGCGGGCTCGCTCTTGGGGCTAAGGCTCTGGGCCATCTTTATCTGCCGATACGCGCGGTCGTACACATTTTTGTACGTGTCTTTCTTTGGATCGTATCTGAACAAGATCTGCCAACTCGGTGCCATTTGCGCGACGATATACTTACAAAACATTATATATTGACACTCGCCTCCATACAAACACGGGCGATGTTCATATTCCAATAAATACAACAATGACTTCTGCTTCCGTAACGGCCGTTCTTCAATTCTCCATGACTTCCTCTACCGAGGACAACATGTGGGTTGCGGAG